CCCTCTGGATCTTATCCATTAGTTTTTCCTCGAGCTCTTTCATAGCGCCACTTTGTGAAACCCTAACACGTTCACGTTGATTTTCAAAGCGAACTTCTGCGTTATCTATCATAGTACGAACCTTGTCCTCTGATTCACGTACCATATCTTCTACACGATCCGTTTGCTTTTCAATGCTAAGAATGTCAGAACGTAATCCATTTTTGATGTCCCGGCTGTATTCTACAGACTCTTCAACCTTTTCAGATATGCCCGTTACCTTCGCATCCATCACATCCATTGCTTGTTGGTATTCCCCTAAGTCAAGTCCTGCAACTTCCTCGATCTTTTGGTACATGACGAAACCACCGTACAAGCCACCTACGACCGTAGACAAAAACGCCAGTATAGCCATGATTGAACCAAACGACATCTTCATGCCACCAGTCTTAAACTCACGATCTGCAAGTCCATCAATGTTATTTGCTATCTTGGTAGTATCCATTAGTTTTCAAACTCCATCTCTCCACCGGCGTTCTGTAGGTTCTTTAGTGCTTCTAGCTCATCGCGTAGTTTTTGTATCTCTAACCTACGTTGCGCTAGCTCTATTTGATAAAGGTCGTCACAGTTAATACGAGCCTTGGGCTTGTCTAATGGAATAACTATCCTTGCGTATACACCTATGTCTTTGCCACGACTGCTAGTATCTAAACCTGATAGCACACCTGTTACGCCATACTCTAAGTTTACGCCTCCACCGACAGCGTTACTGCACCGTGTACTACCCGTTGAAAACGAATCCGATTGGTAGTTCATTGGCGGGCTTGGCAAAGCAAGCGAAAGAGAGCTGTTGTCGGCCACAACAGAACTTGATAAAACACAAAAAGCTAACGCTAATCTCATGCAGGTTCTCCGTCTAGCCTTGAGCATATTGTAGAAGAAACAAGTGTCCTGGATATATTAGTTTTCCTGACCTTTGAGGTTGTACATAGAAAGACTGCTTCGGGTAAATCTCTCTTCCTTATGTAGACATCAAAAGCTTTATGTTCTTTATAATCAACCTTCATAATTCTATACGGCGTAGAAAAAGGTATAGGCATCCAGTTTAAATCAAATAAATCGACCTGATAGTAATTTATTTCTTCCCTAGAGTTAAACAAAGACATTTCTACTTTAACTACGTTTTTGACGTGGGACATCTTTACTTCTGGATAAGCAGGCGTCATTTCGTGCGCGAACGCACTAGAAGCAGCTAACATACCTATTATGAGTAACTTACTTAGCGACACAACTGGCCTGCACAACCGCAGTGTAGTTGCCTCCGGGAAACGGTTTAGCTGAACCGTACACAGCACTAGAAGCAGTAGAGAACCATGTTGACCCCGCGAGCGTAAGATTAAATATCGAAGTGTTATCTACGACTACTTTAGCATCGTTATAAGCGGACATTCCTGACACAGACGTTTGTGTGACCGTCGTACTACCTGTCCACGCTAATGTGTCTGTTAATGTAGGGGAAGAACTAAACGATGTTGGATGCGTTATGTTAGCTGTGTAGGAATCCGCAATGGATACATCGTATCTAATTACTGGCAATACGCCCCCGTCAGAAGGAGTAGTGCTTAACTTACTAGCAATCGGGTTTCCGTATACACCGCTTTTAGTTGTTTGGATAACACATTTGGCTTCTACACTCCCTGTAATATTTACAGTTGCGAAAGCTGGTAGTGCAACGAGTGAAAGTGTTGCTATTAGATACTTCATATTAAACCTCATTTGTTATACTGCATATCGACCATCTTTTCATGCAGAATCTGTTGTGCCAAATTATTGCGAAGGGCTTTCTTGTTATCAGGTATCTCTGAATCAGCAAGACCAGGGGCATCAGCATACGAACCACCGTTAATAGATGCATTGTAATACATATTAAGATTAGTTTGTTGATTGATAGCCATAATAATCTGATCTTGTCCTTGCGTTTTAAATAGGGTCAACGCATTGGCAGATGCCGTCAGCCCCATTTCAATCCTAGTTTCTTCTTCCTCTTCCTCCTCAGAAAGTATTAACTCTCCGTCTTCATCATACTGAAAGTCTGTGTCGGCGTCTATAGCGTCTACAACAGCGTCATCTTCCAGTGCATCATAGACTTCAATCACAGGAAGAACAGGCATGGGCTTTACATATCCTGGGCAGTTAGGATTGGACTGCGGTTCAAAGCACTCGTCGATCCTATAGTTATATATAACCACAGCATCTTTGACCGTACCTTTCCCTTCAATGTCAATTGAACCGTCACCCCATTTGGTAGCCGGAATGTTAGAAAGGGGAAAGGATTTAACAATTGTGTTTCCGGGAACTCCCGACCAGTCGTCGGTTTCTCGAAAGATATAGCCGTCTCCGCTAGCGTTCTTATTTCCAACGTGGACTTTCATGTCGTCTTCTGGGTTCTTGACCGTGGTGTATCTGTATAAAAGACCGTTTATATCTATACCTGGGATATCAGGCAGGACGGAACTCATCCCCCAGCTTAATGCTGTGGATGCGGCGTTCCCTGTTGCCCCATAGCTATAGGGATCACAAGAAGAGTAAGAAGGCCAAAGTGCTAATAATAACACTAAGACCTGTTTTTGTTTCAACGTTTTCATTGAACATCTTTCTCATTGGATTGTTCTGATCTCTTTGTATTTCTTCTTTGACCGCTTCCATTTCCCATGCCAGTCTAGCTTTATCGCCTACCAACCCATCCTTGGGGCAGGGCGTCCCCGCGTTAAGCATGGCTTCAAACACTCTTTCGTCCTGACACATGACTGATACAGCAGCAACTTTCATGCCCATATCGTACATAGTCTTGGCGTTCTTGAGCTTCTCACAGTTCATATCTCGTACAGTTCTACCCGCTGAAATACCAAGAATTTGTGTCTGCACCGCCCCCGCGACACCTACAGTACATAGGTCAGAGTTGCTTGCGCTAATCTGCGGAGAAATCGCAGAAGGCGGTGGACTGTTGATGGTAGTGTCCATCGAACCATCAGAAGTAATCGTACTGTTTGTGTCAGTTCTGATTGTATCGTCGGCGGATACAACCCCGCCGATCATAATTAGTATCGCAGCTAAAAGACCGCGGGTCATCTTCTTTCCATAGCCTGACGTTGCACGTCAATGCGCTCCCTGTTTACTTCGCTTCTCTCGTCAGCGATCTGTTCTTGGAGTTCTAATCTAGCGGAGTCAGTAGTAGCCTGCTGTTCTAGCTTCATCTGGTCAAGCTGTAGTTTAGCTTGTTCCATCTGTGCTTTCTGCGAAGCTTCCATCTCCTTGATTGCTAGCTCCTGCATACGGATAGTTACGAGCGGATCCTGCTCTGCGCCGCCTTCACCTTTGTATGTCAGTAGAGGCATAACCTCTTGTAGCAATTGTGATTCAACCTGTGAAACTCGAGCTTCCACCTGATCTGGTGGCATTTGAGACTGTTGCATCTGCTGTTGCAGTTGAGCAATCTGCGACTGCGCCATCTCAGGAAGCAATGCTCCTGCTTGAACTAGGTTTGTAATCTGAGCAATCTGTTGTTGTAGCTCTTGCATCTGCGCTTGTTGCATCTGCTGCATCTCCATTTGAACCATAACTCTGGCTTTCATACTGATGTGTTGGAACACATGACTGAAGATTGCCGCCAGAACTGCCGGTGTTTGTTGTAGTATATCAAGCTCGAGCATAGCCAAGTGACTCTGAATATGCGCGTCGTGGTCCTGTTGAGGGAACGCTTGTGGTGTTTTACCACCAATCATAGCCGCATTCTCCGTAGCAGGGTCTTGAGGCATAGGCTCTGGAGCCGGTGGTAGGATCTCGTCGATATTCTGCACCTCTAATGCTTGATACATTCTTCTGTAAGCGGCATGCAGATTATGCATCTGCGGGTTAGACTGCGCCAGTTGGAGCTGTGTTTGCGCGAGTGTAACACGTTGCGACATGGAGAAGATGTTTGGGTCTGAGACTGGGAGGACGTCTACCCGAGCATCAAAGTCTTCTACTTTAACTTGCGCCTGTGCGCCCGCTACTTCGTAGGGGTACATAGGAGGGAGGTTTTCAGAGAAGATACGCGCCAGTAAACGAAACTCTGTTTTCTGAGCGTAGTGCAATCGTTTGTGAATCGCGGACATAACCTTCATCCCGCGTTCCAACATAGCTACTGTAGTCCCAACAGGAGTCTCCTGACCCATGTCCGAGATCTGTTGATCGGCTAATGCAATGAACCGACGTCCGTCATTCACCAGTCCACCTAGTAATTGTGCAAGTGTACCTGATGGTTCCTTATATGGCAGAGGTACAATAGCGTCTCTAATGCTTCCTCCTGGGGCGTCAATGTCTCTCCACTCTCCAGGCTGTAATGGCTCATCTGCGTTGCGTACACGCACTCCACGGGCTTTAAAACCGGCAGGGAGGTTAGCGAGTGTTCCTGCATCGATAAGCTGACGTAGGAGGCTCGTTGCCGCTCTGCCTAAACCACCAATCATGTGGATTAAACCAAAGCCGTAGAACCCAAGACCAGGCATGAACTTGTAGTGTACGAAGTACTGGCGTTTACGCTTGAAGATATCTTCCATCTCGTAGTTACGACGGATAGCTAGGATCGAACCAGACGAATCGTCTAGTGTAACGATGTATGGGAGCTTAATACCTGTAGGCTCTTGAGTCTCTGGATCCATGTCCTCGAACCCTTCGAGGTCTAAATCAACGTGCATTTCCAAGATATTAAGCACATCGTCGCTGTAATTCTTAGATAATCCCTCTAATTCGTTTACCTTCTGGCGGACTTGATCCTCTTCAACATCCTCAGATGCAGACAGATCAACGTCACGATACATTCCTGCGTACTGCATTTTCACAACATCGTTGAGATCCATGCGTAAAACGTGGGTTACACGGCTAGCTGTTGCTAAATCAGATGCAGCGTATGAAACAACAAGGTCTTGTGCCGGAATAAACTTGGCTATAGCGCGTTGTTTCGTTGGATCGAAGTAAACTTTCTTAAATGTAGAACCTGATAGCGGCAAATAAAACAGCATCTGATCCATATCTGGATCGTACTCTTCCATGATCTCCGTGATCTGGTAGTTCATGAAATCTTTTACACGTCTAGCCTGCTCTTCGCGCTGACGGTCTTTAAGTCCCAGGACCGCGGTGCGTACTGGTCCGCCCGATGGCAAGAGTTCCTTGTAAGCCTGTGCTTGGAACTGGGTTACGCTTTCACTAATCATAGGATGCGTAATGCCAGAGGCTCCTTCAAACGGAGTAGAGCGATCTTCCGTCTTGATCCCCAATAGGTCTAGGCCGTTGGTGTATGCGTCTTCCCATTCAGAACGAGAGGACAAATCATCTTGGTACATGCTGCGAAGATCAGAGGACAATTCGCCCAGAACCCCGTCATCTAGGAACTCTGAGAGGTTCGCGTCAAACGGAATAAGATCCTCTTGGCTCAGTCCTTCTAATCCGTTGAAGTCTATAGGCTGAACAGTTGCTCCGCCCATCCCGTCTTCTATAATCTCGGCACCCCCTGGAAACTCCATCGGTGCGTCTACTGATACTTCTAGTTCGGGAAGTCCCGCTGTGTCGTCGAGGTCAAGACCTGATGCGACCATGTTAGGTGGTGTTGCCATTAATAATACTCCCGTTTACGGGGCCTCCATTCATCGTCTTCTGTGTCTTCTCCGTGAAGAGAGATAAATCCACCTCGACGGAAACGCATAAGTGCTAGTGTCATACTATCACAATAATCGTCGTTGTCACCATTAGGAAACGAAACAACTTCTTCAATCACTTCGTCTGCAAATTTCTTGTCGTCTGGTGCCCATACCATTCCCGCTTCAAATAGCGGTGCAACCATGTGCATCCTGGTCACCTTATCACTTCCTTTGCCTGGTGAGAACCCCAATGCGGGTATTCCGCGCAATCTAAGTTCGTCAATGAGCGGTGTACCTGTCGCTTTCGCCTCTACCAACACCATATCAGGCTCCCAATACTCGTGTTCTTCGAAGGCAACCTCCTTGAGTTCGGGGAAATTCCACCGGCCACGCTGTGCATCTAGCAGAATTATGTTGTCTGCGCCGCCTTCTTCCGGTTTGAAGATGCCCCACGTTGTAATCGCAGAGTAATCCGCTGTTTCCTTCTTGGAAAACGCTGTATCGTAGGACTGTAGGATGTAATCGATCCTAGGAATCTTCTCTTCTTCCCACGGATTCCACCATTCGCGCTTAATTATCGCCGATTCGGAGCCTGTGGGGTTCTGTTGCCACTGCGCGTTCCATTTGCCCACGGGCAGAGACGCTTTGATGGACAATAAGGCGTTCTTTTCCCAGAACTC